TTACATATTCCTGATAAGTTCCGATAGTTATATCATTCCAATTATCAGGGATAATTAATTTAACCTCTTTCATTACTAATAAATATAAAAGTTCATAATTCGTTTTTTACAATATATAATACTTGCCACTATGATTGATTGACAGCTTATTTAAACATAGATACCTAACAGCATCTACTAGGTGATCATTTACTTTTACAGGAGTATTTAACACATCACCATTCTTGTCTGTTGCCCACTTATAGCTTCTAAATTCTTTGATTGCATTTAGACTATCTTTTGTGATGTTTAGTTTGTATCTACGCATTATATCAATTCCTAAGTGTATTCCTGCACCTTTCTTAGCAGGTTTAATGTTAAAGCCTTGTCTGTATATTTCTTCTATTGATTTAGGTTCTGCACTATCGCCTATTATTTCAGTGGTTCTGTCTACTCCTAGTTGTTTCATTTTGTTTGCTAAATCTGTATTAGTTAAACGCTTCTCATAAAGTAGTTCTCTAATATATAAGCTGTCATCTAATTGTCTAACTTCTACAAGTGCTGTAGGTGAATTTGTAAATCCAAAGTCTAATCCATAGCCAATTAATCTACCTTGCACATCATCTACTAAATTAAAGTGTCTGAATATCATTGTTTGTATTGTTCCAATCTCACCCATTCCATAAACACGCCAATAGTCAGGGTCTATGTCTTTTAGTCTTTCAATTTCTGCAATGGTATCTTCATCTAAGAATGGATTGGCTTTATATGTAGACTGTAAGAATGTGCAATCATCTCTAGTATGTACTTTCTCATAAATCCAAGAATAAGGATCAGATGGATTATAGTCTAAGTAAATCTTTTCTGTTGTTCTTAGAATTAACTGTTGCCAATCTTCATAGTGAAATTCGTTAGCTTCATTACACCATAAATAATTTCTTTTACGACCTCTAATCTTAACAGGTTGGTCAACGCTAATAAACTCTAATAGATTGCCATTAAGGGTATATGATAATTCTGATTTATTATGATTGGCTTCATTATATAGTTCTAGTTCTTTTAAGATAGAAATTATATCACGATATGCTGTGCCTTTAAGAGCAGGGAGTGTCTTTCTGCATATAGTAAATACTTTACCTGTTTCTTCTAAGCATTTAACAATAAACAATTGACAAAGCGAGTAGGTCTTTGAACTCCTTGTGCCCCCCTGCAAACAAGTAATTCGTGTGCTAGACCTATACGCCTTATGAAATACATTCGTTGTTTTAATCTTTGCCTGTATCAATAACCTCTATTTTAAGTTCAGTAAGTGGTTTGCCTCCACTTGTTATATCTAGCTTTTCTGCATATCCTCTTTCCTTAGCCTTAGACTTTAGATAGAATATAATGCTTGTTTCTTTACCACTAGATATATTCTTAATTAATTGTCCTTCTACATAATCAATCTGTGCTTCTTTAATATCTTCTACTGCCTGAGCAAATTCAGCATCTTCTCGCATATAACGATAGTATGTAGAACGGCTTATATTACCTGCCTTTTTACAAGCGTGATAAATAAGTCCTTGCGTTTCTTGTAACGCTTTTAATAGTTTCTCTTTTTTATTCTGTGCCATTTGTATTATTTTATCTGTTATTTTTTATATTGTTCATTCAGTATTTTTGGTACTGCATTGTTCCAATTTATTCTGTGGTGTAATCTTTTAAAACCTCCCATTGGTGCAACCTTAACACAACTAGGAGAAAATAAAACTGTATAAAAAGATTTTATATATGTTCCTTCTTCTAAATAAAATTCTGTTAAACCACCTTTATTTTGTTGGGTTGCTAATTGTGATAATCTCAAATTTGCAATAGTTAAAAATATATCTCCCATATTTCCTCGCAAAACATAAGTGTTAACATCTTCATTAATTCTACCAATAAATTTAAATGGTCTTTCAACACAACAAATAAAAAAATTCATTGCTTTCCTGGTTAGTTTTAATTTAAAATGCCTACTTGTTTCTCCACCTATAAAATCTCCGTCTTGTGCAATACATAAGGTTTTTGCATTAGTGTTTTTATAATAATTTAATAATTTATTAAACATATTATCTAGGTTTTTTATTTTTTGTGGTTTACTTGTATAATTACCATGGCCATCAGTTGTATATTTAAAACTTTTATAATCATCATCTAATACTAAAAAGTATTTTAAATTGATTTTTTTAGCAATATCGAAAACTGCATTTCTAGCATAAACAACTACTCTATCATCATTAAAGTTATCACCTATATCAAAAGTATTTTTATAATCTTCTTTATTAAAAACAATTATATTTTTATAATTTTTTTTATAATTTGTTAAACTTTTATCATCATTAGAACATATTAAATATGTTTTACCTGTATAACATTGTTCTTGTAATGTCTTTAAAGTGTGTATTTTTTCAGACCTACCATAAGTTAATATAAATACTGCAAAATCTTTATTAGCTTCCATACTCATCATTGTATTGGTCTAAAATTTCTTCACTTAATTTTACATATCCACCGTTAATAGCTTTTTTAAAATCAATAATAACCAAAGCACTTTGCTCCATTAATTCCTGCATTTCTTTGTTTGCACTTGCATAATAATCTGCAATCTTAGAATAATCAAAAACTAGATGTCTTTTCGATGCTACATATAAAAATTCTTTTTGTTCTTTTGTTAAATTTGATAATTTTATTTTATTATCTAATTCTAGTGTTTTTTGATTATCAAATAAACTATCTACTTTCGTTAAACTTTCTGAAGGCTCATATTTAGGTGCTTCAATTTTTTTTGTATAAATACTTTCTTGTATTTTATCTATATTTATACCTAAATCAATATTCTTAAAACCCCAATCAACTAATTGGTCTATATCAAACTCGTTTGCAAGAATGTCCATGTCAAAGTCCCCTGTGTTTTTGTTTAGTCTTATATTTAATTCTCTTTCTTGTTCTTTGTTTAGGTTTAGTACAATACAACCAATAGTCTTTTCGCCTAGTGATTTTATTATCTTTAACCTTTGGTGTCCACCTATAACTGTATTGTCTTTATTTACTATAATAGGATCAACAAGTCCAAAGCGTTCTATAGACTTTTTTAAATCATTATATTGCTTAGTGCTAATCTGTCTAGGATTATATGTAGCAGGTTTTAATTTACTTATTTCTATTTCTTCTATTTTCATCTAATTGTTTATTTAATTCTATTAATGCGTAAACCTGTACACACACATTCTCTAAGTGTTTTATTCTTGTGTACATATTAAACGACTTATCACTTTCTGCGTTTATGTGACAATCTCTGCACAATCCCACCAAGTTTTCTATGTAGTCATTAGTCACTTTGTTTCTTGTTCTTCTTTCTAAGTGGTGTATATCCTGAGCAACAGAATTGCACATCTCGCATAAAATTGTATCGGAAATATCATAACCAAAGAAGTTCATATATATTTTAGTGTGCTTTTGCATTATACAGTACAACTATTTTGATATACCTTTTTTAACTTAGCTAGTGTTTCTCTAACACAAGGACTACAACCACTAGGTTTTTTATTAGCATTAAATACTTTGTTATATAGCTTAACCATTATGTCTTGATCTTGTCCTGATATTTTACCACCATCTAATCTAGGCAATACTTCTTCATATATCTTGATTTCATCTTCTGTGAATTGTCTAACCTTATAAGGAAACATTTTGTTTAGTTTCTGTTTCCGTTCTTCACAACCACAATCATCACCTAAGACTTTCTTAGCCACCTTATCTATCCCTGTTGCTTTTAATGCTTTCTCTATAGTATCTCCTAGTCCTTTACTTTTCTTCATTATTTAATCCTTTTAAAATTTTCTTTTTTAACTTAACATCATCAATTATGTCAAATGTCTTTTTTAATATCACATTTATTGAGTTTGTTATGATGTTCATATAGTGTGGTTGTTCAGCTAAAAAGTATTCTTTGCCCTTTTCGTCCTTAAAAGATAACACACTATCAGTTTTAAAGTCATCTTTTTTACAATTTTTTAATGCTCTTAGTATTCTAGTTTTCTTCATCTTTCATTTATTAAATAGTTTTTAACATTTCTGATTGCTTTATATAATGTGTTCTTATTTATCCTAGTTTCTTTAGCCATTTGTGAAAGACTAAATGATTTTCCATTTTTGTCAACGCCCTTATAATAGATGCGGAAGATTTCTGCGTCAAACCAATATACGTCTTTTAACTTATCCTCTATCCACTTTAGTCTTTCTTCTACTAGCTTTTTGTCCTTAGTCTTGTCTTTAGTATTATCAGGACTTATGCACTCGATTGTTGTAGTAGTGTGTATCTCATAGTATTTTCTATACTTATAGTGGTATCTGCTTGTCTTTGAGTGGTGTTGATTTAACATTACTCTAACCACATAAAACGTCATCTGATTATTCTCTATTATCTCTCTTATTCTTACAGGATCACACTTGTATAATTCTTCAATCACAAAATGTAATAAATCCTCATATTCATCAATACCCGAAACTTTTAAAGCTATTTCTTTTAGCTTTTGATAGTTTTCCGTAAGGTATTCATCTAACATACTTTTATTACTGAGGGTATATTTTCTTGCTTCATTAAGTTGTATTCTACATCTGTTATTCTGCTAATATCTACTTCTGCTATATTTCCAAATGTATTGTGCAATTTATTATAAATATAATTCCGTATCTGTTCGTTTTTTTTCAAATCTCTTAAAATAAAAGACAAGTTAGCACCGCTTGTAAACAAAATTGTAAACAAATAATTGTTAGTATCTGTGTAATTCCAATACAATCTTTCGTTTCTACTGTTAAAAAATGTTCTTTTAACTTTCATTGTTTTGTTCTTGATCAGCATACTCACTTGCTTCTGCATCCGCTTTATTGTGATATGTATTAATGTATGAGCCGTATGCTCTATACCATTCCAACTCTGATTTAATTTTTATTATTTCTTTATCTTGTTTAAGATAATGTTCAACTTGCATCATTTTATATATTATTTTTATTTTATCGTCTAATTCTTTGTCTGTTAAATTTATTTTGCTCATAATTTTAAGTAAGTTTCTATTATTTCTATTGTTTGGTCTAATCCATTACTAGACATAGCCAAGTAACCTCTTTCTGTTAATTCATTTAACCAAGTTAATTGTTCTACTGTTGGTTTATTATATCCAACTTTTAATTCAATAGCTAGTCCGTGATAACTTCCTCTAGGTTCATAGATAAATAAATCGGGAAATCCTTTTTTATATCCTGACTTTTTTGCTTTAATCCGTTGACTAAAATGAACTTGGTATTGTCCCCCCATAGAACCACAGTATAAAATATTCTGTAAGTCTAAGTATTTACATACTGCTTTTTGTAATTGATATTCTTTCATACTTTATGCTTTTTACGCCAAGTTGTTCCTGCTGTTGGTGAATAAACTGTTTCAAATCCTAAGCTAATTAAATGATCTGTATATTCCTTTCTACTTGTTTCATCTAGTTTCTTATAGGCATATTCATCATAGTAATCTAAATACTTTGATTTGCTATTCTTATTAAAGCCGTTTGACGCCCATCTTTTTAATCTTAGGTTTATGTCAAAAGTCTTTTGCATCTCAGCTCTAAACTTAGAACCTGATTTATTTCTTTCTGTCCAATAAGCAAAGAAATCATTTTTATCTTCATCACTTATATCTTTAATTGAGTGTATGGCGTTTTTAAACGCCTCTATTCTATCTTCTATACTTTTACTTTTACTTTTACTACTACTAATACTAATACTAGCATTGCGGTCGCTATGCGTTTGCTTATTCCAACGCTTAGAAGCACTTTCTTTAGCCTTATTAGACTTGTTATTTATTTCTTCTATGTGGTTGTTTAAACGCTTAGAATAAAAACATTTACCCTCTATTACAAATAAATCAAAATCTTCTATTACTGATTTAAGTTTATCTGCATCACATTGTAAGCTATAAGCTAAAGGTTCATAGTCCTCTATACATAATTTATTTTCTTCAGTAAAAAGTAATTCTAATACCGCCCAAAATATGCCGTAACCTTCCATGCCTAATTTAGAACGCATCTTAATTATCTTGTAATCATAAAAGCTATTAGATTGATGTAAAAAGTAAGTTTTTTTCATAGTTATAAGTTTAAGAAATAGTGCCTACACAAAAGAATACAAAAAATTGGATAAAAACAAATAAAAAATGTATAGGCACTATTGAAATTAGAATGGTGCTTTATCGTCTGTAAAGTTAAGGTTTTTTACAGATTGCTTGTCATAAACCCAATCTAACATATTTTCTGAAAATGTTTGTACTTCTGATATATCTATCTTATCTGAACAAACTAATTCTATTGAACATTTAAGGATTGCTAGTTTAGATATTCTTCTATCTTTAGCATCAAAGATTTGCGTCTTTTCTTCCTTAGTATAGAATTGATTATCTGACTTTGGTTTAGCAAATCCTCCATCTCGTTGAATTTTGATAGTACCTCTTTCTGTTAGTTCATAAGTTATACTATCGCCTACCTCAACATAAGGATTGTCTTTCTGTTTAAAGATAGCACCCTTATCTCCATTGTCTAATTCTAATTCAAACACATATAATGTTTTGCCGTCATTAGTTCTAAAATCAGGCTTCTTTTCTATATTATTAATTTTCGCACTTTTCATATATTTAATTATTTATATTTAATAACTCCGTTAATTTTATATTTAAGATACTACACAATCTATCAGCTTCACTTATTTTAAGTGTTCCTGGATTGTTGATCTTTGATAGCATTGTCGGATAACTCATATTCATATATTCAGACAATTCTACCTTATTAATCTTATTTCTAAACATCTCTAATTCTATGATGTTTTTTAATTTCTCATTCATAAGTAATCGTTTAAAATTATAGCACAATAATAATAAATCTTTTTTAATACGCAAGTAAATTAATTTAATAGTTATGAACATTCTGATTGTTAATAAATACAAAAAGAAAAAGTTATTTTGTATTAAATTTATTTTATATATTTGTTTCATATTAATCAACTAATAATAAAATGAAAGAGAAAATGTTAGACCATATATACGAACTATTTGTTTTAGCAGACAACATAGAAGATGTTAAAGAGCGTACTGAATACATTACTAAACTAGGTGATGTAGAGTATATAGTAAAGAACTTAAATAAATAATTATGCAGTTAAAATACTTTGATACTAGCACTCCCATAGGTTGGAAACGTGCAATTAAATTTGAGAAAAATAACCCAGAGTATAAATTAATAAATAGCAGGTTGGATTTTACTTGGTATTTTGAAAAAGATGATAAAGATGAAATATAAAAACCTACACGATATAAATACTTTTTCTTGTTCAGATAATGAAATTTATTTATCAGGCACAGATGAAAATGGAGAAGATTTAACAATAGTTCTAAATGCTTTTGAAGTATTAGAATGGTTAGATATGAAATATATTAAAAAGCAAACAATTAAATACATTAAAAAAATATGAATAGATATTTACTACAAGGAAAAGGTTATTTTAATGTAACTACTAGTGATCCCTTTATTTCAGGAATAGAAATAACAGACATTCATTCAAGTTATGGACAAATTAAATTTACAGGAACAGAAAAAGAACTTAACAAGTTTTGTGATAAACTCATAGAACAAGGAGAACAAACATTTAAACTAATAGGAATACATAAAATAGATTAATTATGAAACAAGGAACACAAAAACACAGACTATATAATTACCTTAAAGACGGTAACAAAATATCAACTTTTAACGCAATGTATGATTTAGGAATTGCAGACCTACAAGGAGTAATCAGGGATTTAAAGAAAGAGGGTGTGGAAATTAATTCAGAATATAAGCAAGTTCAGACTAGGTTTGGTGGGACTGCAACAGTTAAAGAATATAGATTAGTTTAGAGACTAGAAAAGTGCCTGTATCGAACACTATTTAATACAGGTCTATGGAGAATTGCCTGTTACAAGCACTTCTCTATCTCAAGTTTTTTAGCAATATATTAAAATGTCTGCGTAATTTTTTTAAGTTATATACTTTTTTAAAATCTTTATCATAAGTATATTCCGCTTCTAGTTTAATATCTCTTGCGTATGTAGATTTAGTTTTGTCCATATATTTATAATTCCATTAACAAATTTATAGGAAGTTTTCCATTATTCAAAATAACCCCACACCCAACTGCAGGTTTTTTTCCATGCTTGGCATACGCAAAGCTGTATTCTGAGAAGTTTATGCCAGAGCCAATTTGCATTCCAAATACTCTAAAGTTTTGCCCAACATAGTGTTCACAATACGCTTGTGTATGTAGATGTCCTTGTACTGTATTCATCATATCTGCCCTACACTTACTACGAGCTGTCCCTCCTTCTCCATGCAAAAATTGAACACCATCTTTGACATACCTTTCAACAAAATTCCATTTAGGCACTTCTAAGACTTCTTTATAGCTCTTAATCCATTTACTAGGGATAGCAGATGTTTGTGCTTTACGCATCACCATTCTATCGTGATTTCCGATTATTACAGTAGCAACAGGAAATGCTTTATACCATCTCGCTATTCTTTTTACTGCTAAATCTAATTCGTCTGAACCTGTCATTAATTCATTACCTCCATATGTTTCGTGATAACTAGCATAATGATTATCTATAACATCACCAATAAAAACAACTTCTGTACAATCAAATTGATCATATTTAGAAATGCAAAATTCAAGGTATTTATCAAGACAAAATGGTTCGTGTAAATCTCCAATAACTAGGACATTATTTAGGGAGTTAGTTTCGGATTGGCGTATATTTTTTATTAAGTCGTGTTCCGACTTTGTTAATCTAAGTCTATATTCTTTTAGTTGTTTTATTTCTTTTTAATTTTTTCTAACCCTCTACTTCCAAAATATGCACCTATCGTGGTGATAAGGCATATTTCTAAAAGTGATTTCCATTTATCATCTACGTTAAAATTTATAGTACCACTATCCACAAACACAAGTAATACTGTTGATATAATTAAAAATGCTAGTGTCAAAGGACGGATATTAGCAGGTAACCATCCTGCCTTATTATCACTTTCCCATCTTCTAGTTATTTGTTCTTCTGCACTTGCTTGTGCGTCTAAAACCATTTGCTTAAATTTAAGTTTTAATTCTTTTCGTTCTTCGTCAGTAGTAACAACGTTATCAACCAACTTATTAACATCCAAAGACATATTTCCAAATATGTTTTTTAAGAAACTCATAAACAATTATATTCTATTGGTGAACGATATTTAGTTTTATTATTGTCATCTTTATAAGCCACAAGAACTTGTTTTCTATTGTCACTAATCTTCCAACTAATATGTATCCAGGCAGGATCACCGTCTATATCTTTTGTGCTTGTTCCAAACTCTAAGATACATTGATCGAACTCTAATTTTAAATCTATTAGTGCTTTATATATTTTAAGATTATCCATTTTGCCACGTTTGACGTGCTGTAAATCTACAGCTTCATATCTGCAATGCTGTGAATTAGCTCCTGTTGCAGGAGAAATGGCTTGTGATAGAGCAGGACTTCTATAACCGCTAGTTATTCTAATAGAACCGACTGCATTCCTGAGTGGTTGTAAAAGATTAGCGGCTAGAAGTCGTAATTTAATAATACCCTCTTTTGTGGGTGTATTGTCTATGTTTTGTCTTAATGCAGTAGCACTATAAATAAGTTCCTGCAATGTAAAGTTTTTTGTTAATCTCATCAATTAAATTTAGCGTACATCAAGCCATCAATACTTTTCTGTACATCTTTTTTACTTGCGTCTAACTGAAACATAATGTTAGCTTTAAACCTTTCTTTTTCTTCTCCACTTTCAAATATAATTACTGTAGGAATACAAGTTACATTATATTTTTCTTGTAGACTAGGAAAACGCCCTATATCAACCCTATATGTTTCACAATCTTTAAGTTCTGAAAAATCAGCAAACTCATTTGATTTATTCCAATCAACCCAAAATTCTACTGCTACAATATCTTTTGCAATCTTATCTTCAAAGTTAGCTTCATTTAAAAAGTCTTGTCCACTTGCCATTCCAACTATAAAGAATAACAATGAAATTAAGACATATAAAAAGTTGGTTATATTCATTGCATATCGTCTATCTTGTTTCTAAGGTACTTCATATCTTCTTTAATCTCGTTAACATCTTCCTGTGTAGTTAATATAGTTTGACGTATCATTTCGTCCTTCATTTGAAATTCCATTTTAGTTACTTCAGGCGGTGGTGGTTCAGGCAATAGTTTAGCTTCTTCTATTGAAGCATTTAGTTGAAACCACATACCAACTAGAGTTGCTATTAGAACACCTATTCCTCCTAGTGTTTTTAGACTAACTTCTACTTTTGAATTTTCAGAAAGTTCTTTTTTCATTATTTACAAGAGTTATCACATTTTTTACCCGAAAACTTTTCTACTCCACTAATACCAAAACATCCTAAAACAACCCAAACGAAACTGTCGTATATATTTGAATTGATAACGAGATCTTTTCCAACCCATCCTGTAAGTAGATCGGCAATCATTATTATGCACATTATTAAGAACGCTACAAAACCTATTATAGATTTTTCGTTCCAATCATTATTATCTTTAAATATATTCATCATAATTTATATTTTATTTTACCATTTTCTATATATATTCCTTCGGGCTTTCTTATCACCTGTCCGTAAATATTATAGATTAAATTACTTTGCATAGACTTATCAATTACTTCTTCTATTCCTGAATTGCATGGCAATCCTGTAGCACAGTCTATGTATTCTGTTATAATCACATCTTGATATTCTACTACTGTATCAGTTATAAAAAACTCAACATATTCAGTTTCTATTATAGTATCAAACACTATAACCTCTACTTCTTCTATCACATCTACATAAAGAGTGTCTAAAACATCTTCATAAACAGTAACAGTATCAGTTATATATATATATTCAGGGACAAGTGTTTCTATCTCTACGGTATCTATAACTATTTGAGTGATGTATTCTGTTTCAATTATTGTGTCTAATTGTATGATTGTTTCGTATATATAAAAAGGCACTTGTATTGTGTCATATATCCATTCTATAAATGGTATTTCTATAAATACAGTATCACATTCAGGTGGTGGTGGAATACAATCTAAAGGTGATGTTGGAGTTACACCGTCTGCCTCATCAGACCCATCCACACAATCCTGCCATCCATCATTAAGATAAAAAAACTCAGGACCGTTAGGAACGCAACCGTTAGGACTGTACTGCGTCCAATTAGCAGGATCATCACCACAATAAAAACCTCCTGCCTCTGCACATTGTAAACATAATTGTTGAAAATCGTATTGTCCAAAAGCAAAAGAACTAATAAAAAATAATATAGATAAAATTCTTTTCATATCTAAAACATTAAATAATTAAAACCAAACTTACACTCATATATAGGTTTCTCCCAATAGTTCAAATATGTTCCTTCTACAAAAACCCCTAAATGTTTTGTTATTCTAAGACCTGCCACTACTCCTGCATCTAAGTCTAAACCCACTCCATCGTATTCATAACTGTATTCGCTTAATCCATAGTGTATAGGCATACAATTTATCCAAGTATGCAACCACGCATTGTTTGTGTATTTGTAATAAGCTACTCCAATAGCCATAGAAAGCTCATAGACGCTCCCTAAGGCACTTAATTGCTCATTGTTATAGTTTGCTATAGCTTCACCAAAATAATGCTTGTAGAACTCATCATTTGAAGTTGCTATTAATTCGTCATTATTAAACCAATGCCAACTACCTTGCACATATTGTGTAGAATATCCAAAATCTTCTGCTAAATCGTTAAATGTATTTTCTCCACTTACCCAAAAATCTTCAATAGGGAGTATGTGATAAACAGGATGCTGCCTACCCATAACGCCCAAAGTAAAATCGAAATTACCACTTTGTAGTCTATATCTCGTATCAAACGAAATAAATTCAAGATTGCGTCTTTCATCATTTTTTAATTGTATTTTAGTTACACATTTCTGTCCAAGGTATCTAAGCCAAAAATCTTGGTTAGTATATCTGTCGCCACGATTACGGATAAATGAATAATTAAATAGATACTCCCAACCAACGCTATTACCAATAGTAACATTGTCAGCAACAGCTTTCTCAGTGCCATAATACCATGTCTTAACTTTATATTCATAATCCATTCGTGCTATTTTTCTCAGACCAATAGTTAGATTGTAGTCATAAGGATTGACCTGAGTTACATCCTCATAACCTTTTTGTACTGCTATATAATCTTGATCCTCTATCATACTTGTGTTCATACTCATAGAAGTATAAAAAGTAGAATACTTAAAAAATCCACTTTGACTAAGTGATAAAAATGGTAATAATAAAAATATATATTTAATCATATTATAAAAGAACTATTTGATAAGTAATATAAATAACTGCCGTAAACCCACCATTATAATCAAAAGCAGAATTGTTGGCTAAAACTAAGGGAACATTATCTATACTACTTGTTCTAGTGGGCATAGCAGAGTTAGAAACACCTGCAAACTTATACACATTGTCAGTAGTTTCACCAATCATAGCACTAGAAACTAAAGAAGCATAAGCTGTAGCTGAACCTGCTTGGTGAGCGATATAAAATGCACCTTTACCTGATGCTGTAGGTGCAGCGTATGTACAGACAGCCATAGCACTAATAGGAATAACACCATAACCTGAACCTGGTGCAGAAACTAATGTTTTTGATGCTGTTCTAAGAGCGAGGATTTCTGCATTGCTTACAGATATTTTGTCTGTTTGAATAACAAACTTGCTATCCAATTTCTTGGAGGTTCCGGCACTACTTCCTGTTGTGTCTGATACGTCCACCACCATATATAAATCACCTGTTCCTGTGTGATTATTTAATGCACTTTTGTCGGTTAGTCTTTGAGCCATTGTTTAATTTTTTAATATAATTTTTTAGCTTTTTAAAATTTTCCAAACTCTTTGGATATGTTCTTCTTTCCTTAGCAGTCATACGTTGTAATGTTTGCTCCTTGTAAAAAACTCTTCATTCTATTGCTTAATGGTGCTACATCAAGGTTCAATCCTGCATAGTAGTTTCTAACTGTAGGTGACATTTCTCCTGCATCATTATTACTAGCATATTCAGGGAATGCTGAACTTCCTTTGTCTGTTAAGTAATCTATCAATCTTTGGCGGTAGAACTGAGCGGCATCCGTAGCTGTATCCATTAAAGGCTTTATATCGTCATAAGTAGCACTAGAAGATTGTTCTGTTGCACCCATTACCACAACTGCATTGTTTACAAATCGTAATCTTAAATATGGTGCTAATTGAGCAAAAGAAAATTGAACAAGAGCAGGTTGTATGTATGTTTCCATAAGTGTCTTATAATCACCTGTCAAACTATCACCTTGTATTTTAGTTTTTAGTGCTTCATATAAATCAGTTCCAAGTACAGGAAG